CAATATACTGATTTAAATGAAGCCGACGCTACGGAATTAATTTCTAAAATACTCAGTGAAATAAATATGTTAGGTATAAATAAAAAACAATCTTTGATAAATAAGATTAATCCAGGGTTTGAAACAAAAATGTTCGTAAATACCGTGAATAGTAATTTAACAGTGACTGTTAATGCTATTAACAATGTCAATTATTTAAAAATAATACCAGTTTATGTTGATTCTATTGTTAGAATAATTCAGGATATAAGTAGTTGTGATGTTGACCCTAATAAAATTAATAAATTATGTGCTGGTAAAGAATTGAAGGATGTCGAGTTTAAAGAATTGAAGCCGGAAATAATGAACATGGAAATGGAGGAAATGGAAATGGAAGATTCATATTTAAGTCCAATTGACGATGATGATTTATTGTGGTTTCAAAAAGCGGAAGATGAAGACGAAGACGAAGACGAAGAACCCAATGTATCTGGTGGACGTAGAAGTAGGGGTAGAAGAAAAAATAAATAATTATATTTTCCTCAAAAAAATATATAAAAATAAGTATATTATAAATTAATATGAACAAATCGTTAAATTATAGTGATATATATTTAAGTCCTGAAGATAAAACTTATAATAATAATATGAAAAAAAGTATCGTTGAAAAAAATCAAAAACGTCAAGAGTTAATTCAACAACATGTTAAAAGTAATGGATATATTGAATTAAAATCGGATTATTTTGGAACGGATAGTTTTTATTATGATAAAAAATCAGGCATTATGTATGAAGTAGATAATTCATGTCCAGACGGTGATAAAGATATAACACCTTTATTTGAAATATCATATGATCAACATATTATGAAATTGAATTCACTTATTTAATAATAAAAGGTGACATTTTATATTTTACTATAAATATAAGAAATAATAGTATAAATATAATGCTATATTGTTAGTATATTTATGCCAGAAGGTCCCGAAGTTTGGATACTAAGTGAAGCCATTAATAAATATTATTCGGCAGACAAAACAGAATCAAATGGGAAACATTTGATAATCAAAGATTCAAATGAAGATTGGTCGTTTGGTTTAACAGGTAGAGTAGAAATAGACGACAATGATGATGAATTGCATAAATTAAATTTTGGTTGGATTTATGGTTCTAAACATGAAAATGTTGAAACTAAAGGTATTGATTGGATGCAAACTAACAAATCCGATTTGGAAAAAGTGGTTAATGAATGGAAAACATCTAAAAAAATGCTGGGTACATTATTATTAGACCAAACAAAAATAAGTGGAATTGGTGTTGCTTGGGGGTCTGAAATATTGTATCAAGCAAAGCTGAAACCAAATATGAAAGCATGTGAGCAAGCACAATCATTAGATGCTTTAGTTGATGCAATGTTAAAAATAAGAAAAGAAATCAAGACTGATTATAAAAAAGAACTAACAAAACACAAGAACAAGGAAAGTATAAGGAAGTTTGTCAATGGTTGGTATAATAATCTTTATGAAATACGAAAAATGAATGTATATAAAAAAGGAAAGAAAATACAAGTAGCAAGTCGCAGTTGGTGGGTATAAAATATTGTTAAAACAATATAAAGAAATGACAACATATAATATCAATAATATGACATCATTATTAAATACACATAAACGTTTTACTGAAGATATAAATGATAGCAACTATTATATTGACAGTGAATTGCAAATGCAATCTAAATTAATTTTATTTATTAAAAATAAAGATACAACATTATTTGTGGGTTGGTCTCAAACAAATAAATCTTATTATGTGAGAGGAAATAATAAGAACAAAAATGTTCCATTTGGGTTTTATATTGATAAGATAGACAACTGTTTATATTTTATACAGTATATATGTAAGGATATTATAGATATTACATTATACAATTTTAATAATATCATGTATTGGGATGAAGATGATTTGACGTATGATTTTTTTGAGTCATATATTGATAAAGATTATGAAATGATATCCAACATTAAAAATGGTGACTTGCGAAATATATTACGTTTGATTAAAAAGACTTATAATTATTATAAAGAACAACCAGATAATTGTGAAATATTAAACAAATGTAACGAAAATTTAAAATGAATCTAATAATAAATATAATACCAAATGTCATAATTTGATTTATCGTATTTAATTTGAGATGTATATGTAATATTATTGAAATTACATATTTGTCTGACTATTGTTATAAATGAATTATATGTTACTTTTCTATCTAAATATTTATGCTTAGAAAGATAGTAATATTGTTTACATTGTTGTATGAATTCGACAATGGAATTATCAAACATTCCCTTTTTATATGAATTTTTATTAATACTGTAATATTTGTCATTTTTCATTGCTATTTTTTCCAATAAATTAAAAAACATTTCGTTAGGAACATGTTCTTTAAAAATTTGTGATGTCATCTATATATTTTATATATATTAATTAATATAATAATTATTGAATGATCCTAAATAAATTGTTTGAAAATAATGCCAGCTCGATTTCATCTTCATGTATATTATGAAAAATAGTAACATATTTGCAAATAATAGGAATAATATCATATTTTTGTTTTTCAGTTAACAAATCGGTAATTTTAACGAATAAAAAATAGTTATCTAAGATATCCATTACCGAGTAGCCTTTATCGTAAATATCGTATAAAAGTTTGATAGCAGAATTAATCTCATTATTTTGCAATAATTTAGTATAATCTTCAAAAACAAAAAAACTTATGTTAGTACAAATATTAGAAGCCAATTCTAAATCAATATCTTGATTCAATAATTTGAATTTTTCCATATAATTAATTAATATCTTGGCATTATTATTTGATACATTTAGAATAAATGTTTTTGCTTCATTTGAAATACATATGTTTTCTTTTTTTATAATTTTATCCATGATTTGTATTAAATTTTCTTTCTGAAATGGTTTTATTTTAATGATAACAAATCTGGACTGTATTGTTTCAATAACCTTTTGAGAGTTGCTGCATGACGAAATAAAGTGCACATTATGACTATAATTATCAATATAACTTCTGAATACTTGCTGACTTTGTTCATTAATAACATCTAAATCATCAAGAACAATAAATTTTTTTTTATTTTTAACAGATGAACCTGTTTGGCAAAATGTTTTCACGTCGTTTCTATAAAATGCAATTCCTTGTTCTTTAAGAGAATTTATATATAATATATTATCTTGATATTCCTGATATGTATGTTCTTTGTAATATTCTCTAATAACTGCATTTAGATACGTTGTTTTTCCTGTTCCAACATTTCCGATAAATAATATATTTAAATTATTCATATTAATCAAGGTACGAAGAACTTCAATTATTTGATTATCTGTTTCAAAATCGTCAAAATAAACTGGTTGGTATTTGTTTAAAAAAAGCAATTCGTCTTTGTTCATTATAAATTAATAAACAAAAGTATTTAAATAGTATTTAAACAGTTATTTTTAATTTTAATTGTTATTTTATATTCGTTAATAAGTATTTAGGTTTATCTTGAATTATAATAATATAAATGTCTGATTCGTATTATGAAATATTAGAAATACCTGAGACAGCATCTTTAGATGATATTAAAAAATCATACAGACGATTGTCAATGATGTATCATCCGGATAAAAACAGAAATAATCCAGAATCAACTTCCAAATTTCAAAAAATATCAGAAGCATATGAAACATTAAGCGATACAACAAAAAAAAACGAATATGATATGATGAGAAATAATCCTTTTGCCAAAATAATGGGCATGGGTATGGGACCAATGGGCATGAATATGGGACCTATGGGCATGGGCATGCGATTCAATGCAAATCCAAATGAAAATCCAATTGACGATTTATTTTCGAATTTGTTTGGAATGCCTTTTAACAGCGGTGGTCCTAATATTCGTATTTTCCATAATGGGCAACCAGTGAATATGAATCACCCACAAAAACCACCACCAATAGTTAAAAATATATCAATACCAATGGAGAAAATATTAACCGAAAATACAGTGCCTATTGATATTGAGCGTTGGATATTGGAAAACGGAAATAAAGTATTTGAAAATGAAACAATATATGTAACTATTCCTAAAGGTGCAGATGACGGGGAAATTATCATGTTGAAAGATAAAGGGAATGTACTGAATGAAAATTGTAAAGGAGATATTAAATTGTTTATTAAAGTAGACAATAATACAGATTTTAAACGCAGCGGATTAGATTTGATTTATGAAAAAACTATTACAGTAAAAGAAGCTTTATGCGGATTTGCTTTTGAATTAAAATACTTGACAGGTAAAGTGTATACAATTAATAACAATTCAGGTAACATCATTTGTGATAAATATCAGAAGGTAATACCAAATATGGGATTTTCAAGAGATAATATAAAAAATTCAGGAAATTTAATAATTTTGTTCCATGTAAAATTTCCAGAGAAACTAACAGAAGAGGTGATGAATCAATTGAAAGCTATTGATTTTTAACAATTAGTCAATTAGACAAAGTATTAAATAAATATTAATTTATTTATTTAATATATAATGCCACGATTTGGAAATGGAAGTAATTCATATGGACAATTTTGGTTTGGAGGTAATAGTTTTCCAGGATTTTTGTATAAGAAGAATGTTGGTGTAGGAGGTCGCCGTGCTACTAAATTTGCCGCAGGAGGAAATACAACAACTAACACAGAACAATATTTATATAACAAATATAAACCCGGTCAAGGAGGTGTAGGAGCCACCAGTATTTCAAATAGACGAGCCAAAAATCGACTTGCGACCATATGTCTTGAGCAAAATTGTTTCCCTTGTTACACTACATTAGGCCAATATAGCAATTATACTCATAATCCAAATGGTTTTTATCCTTGCAATTACGAATAGTTATAATATAAACAATTTAAAGAAATTTTGTTAGTTTAATTATTGAATGCGAGGAGAGAACATAAATATATGCGAATACATTTGGTTGGATGGAAATGGTAAAGTCCGAAGCAAAACTCGTTGCATTAATAATAAAGAATATTCGGACTTATTTAATGAAGAATGGAATTACGATGCATCGTCCACATTTCAAGCAAGTAGCGACGGAGATACGGAAGGGATATTGAAGCCTCGTAAAATATGTAAAAACCCATTGATTAAAAGTAAATTCAATAGTTATATTATTTTATGTGACACATATGACAAACATGGAAATCCTTTGGAAGGCAATTATAGGGCAGACGCTTTAAAAATCTTTGAACAAAAAAAGGAAGAGAAACCATGGTTTGGATTGGAGCAGGAGTATTTTATTATGCATAATAATATTGTAGATATACAATATAGTAAAAATAATGAACATTATTGTCGAGGCAATGATGTCAAAGAAAAATTAATTGTTGAACAACATTTAGAAGCATGTTTAGACGCTGGATTGCAAATATCGGGATTGAATGCGGAGGTAGTCCCGAGTCAATGGGAATTCCAAATAGGTCCATGTGAGGGAATTGATGCGGCTGACCAATTAATTATTGCAAGGTATTTGTTAGAACAAATTGCTTATGGACTTATGGCTAATATTAATTATTATCCAAAATTGGTACAAGATAAAAATGGTTCTGGATGTCATACTAATTTTAGCACACAAAAAATGAGGGAGCCAGGCGGTATAAATGAAATATATAATGCAATTATTAAATTAAGAGATGCACACAAAGTTCATATGGAATCTTACGGAAAAGACAATCATTTGCGTTTGATTGGAACCCATGAAACAGCAAAACATGACGAATTTTCTTATGGTGTAGGTACCCGAAATACGTCTGTTCGTATTCCAAATCACGTGGAAAAAAATGGATGCGGATATTTTGAAGACCGCCGACCGGCCTCCAATATCGACCCATATAGAGTCACCTCGTTAATATTTAAAACATGTTGCTTATAATAATAAAAAAATAATAATAATAAATAATAATAAATAATAATAAAATTGAATCATTATTAATTAATAATTCCATTTTTATAAATATTAAATAATTGTCAAATCATGTCTTACGTTAATTGCTCTGATATTGAAAGTGGTAAAAACGCAATTAATTCTATACCAATTAATACTATACCAATTAATTCTATACCAATTAATGCTATACCAATCAATACTATTATCATTGATGCTACTAATGTTATGCCTATGCCCGAATCAGTAACAACAACTCAAACACCAACACTTTATGACAAGTATAAAAACCTAATTAACTTTGTTTTAATAATAGTTGCTTTCCTTATAGTTATATTTATGATAGTTTTTGATATATATTATGGGCGATATGATAAAACGTGCGTACACAATGATGTAAATGGGTTTTCAATAACTTTGCATGGTTATTTGCTTGGTAGTGGATTTAAAGATGCAATTGTTGGTGCATGGGTCTTTTTAATTTGTCCTTGTTTATCAGGTTGTATATGTTTTGATGAAAAAGATGTTCTTGAATATTGCAATGGAATTTTATCACTATCATATTTATTTGGTTGTATTTGGCATATAATTGGTAGTATTATTTTCTGGGATAAAATGGATAATTCTACATGTTCTACTATTATCTATAATTATATGACAGTGTCATTAACAATAAAATTGTTGGCATGTCTTCCTTTATTATTCTTCTGTGGTTCTTGTATATGTGACTGTTGGACATGTCCATGTAAAAAATATAATAGTAGTTCTTTCTCAGTTAATATGTAAAAAGTATTATAAAATAGTTTAGTTTTAAATAATAATAGTTTAAATAATAATAGTTTTAAATAAATAATTATTATTTTTATTAAGAAATCTTTTTTGTAGGAATATCGCTTGCGACAATATAGATAGAATTTTCAGTAATGATAATGTATTCTCCCATAGATTTATAGAATTTGACAACAGGAGAAGTATATTCTTCGGCAGATTTAACTAACAATTTTTCACCAGTTCCTTCTCTGACTCCTATTAATGCCTTTTTATCCAATGAATCAGTCCAATAATCAAGCATAATGGGTTTGTCTTCGACAATAGAAAGTTTAGCAGCGTTTTGCATGGTAACGCTATCAGGAAGTCGATAATTTGTGTTGTTAGTTGTAACAGAGGGAGCCTCTTTAGAAACTGGAGCTTTTTGTTCAGTTGCAGACATTTATATTAAAAAGTGTTGAAAGTCTTTAAATACTTTTTTGACAAATAAATATATATTTTATTAATTATACTTAAAATCAAAATCAAAATAAAAATCTGGACTTTTACTGATTTTTTTCTTGGAACTTGAAACGTGTTTTAATTTAGATTTTGCACGAGCTAATTCTGACGATTTGATTTTGTTATTAGCTTTTTTACTTTGTCCGCGACTACTTTGTTTGAGACTACTTCGCTTAGAAGATGAAACGTGCTTTAATTTAGATTTTGCAAGAGCTAATTCTGATGCTTTGATTTTTTTATTAGCTTTTTTACTTTGTCCGCGACTACTTTGTTTGAGACTACTTCGCTTAGAAGATGAAACGTGTTTTAATTTAGATTTTGCAAGAGATAATTCTTCTGATTTAATACTTTTATTAGCTTTTTGAGTTTGTTTGAGACTACCTCGCTTAGAAGATGAAACGTGCTTTAATTTAGATTTTGCACGAGCTAATTCTGATGCTTTGATTTTTTTCCTAATTAAATTATCTATTTTATTTAACTCTTTGTGATCAAGGGATTCTTCTTCTATAATTGGGGAAACACCTGTGTTAGCTTTTAATAAGTTTTTTTCAATAAGTTTACGAGCCATTAATACCTTATTTATAATTTCGTAATTTGATAAATTTAAATACTGTAAATGCCTGGTATAAAATATAATTTTATTTTCAGTATTCCAATTATCAATGTAAGAATTAACAATAAAAAATTTTTCTATGTCTATTGCGTTATAAATATCATATAAAATTTGTTTAATATTATTATTTATTTTTTCAAATGTCATTTTTTCATCATATAAAATGTTTAAATATCTAAATAAAGCATTATTTAATTTATTAATAAATCTTCTTAATATATTTGTCATATATGCTCCTTTTTTTTTAGGATCATTATTATTTATTTCAGAAATAATTGTGTTGATATTATTGAATAATTCTGATGTTGAAATTTCTGGATACCTTAACACAAAATAAGCCATAAAAAGAGTCCATGCAGCGCAATACCCATATTCTTTTTCTTTATCTGTTTGATTTCCGTTAAACTGTACAATTGCTTGAAACCCAAATAATATCGGACATACAATATTAGATTCAATTATTTGTATTTGTGGTTGTGGTATTTCATAAAAGGTATTTGTTATATAATTAAACAAATTATCTCTAAAAATACTAATTTTAGCATTTATTATTTTTGGAATATTTTTTTCTGCACCCATATACTCACTTCCATGAGGTTCATAATGTTCTAATACATGTTTATTATAACGATATATAAGAAGATTTGAATGACCTATTTTGTTCTTTCCAAACGTTAGTATAAAAGGTATAATAATAGTATTGACTCCAGATTCTATGCAAATTCCTATATCATTAAAAATAGAATTACCGATATTTTGTTCTTCTGCTTCAGTATTTACATCAAGAGGACTTACATAACAATTATGATTTAATGTACTTGTTTTGAATAAAAATAAAAAATATAAATCAGCTAAAATAGGTTGTGAATACCATTCAGTAATTGGATCTGTTTCTTTTCCTAATATAGTTATTGTTTTATTTAAATCCATAATTCTATATTATTTATTTATATTTTATTTATATATGAAGAATAAAAAACCAAACGCAATTGTAACAAGTAAAAACGAACAAAATGAAGAAAATGAATTGGTACTGAAAAATAGTTCCAACTACAATCCTACAATAATACATTCTTTTACGGACATTACTATGGTGTTTTTAAATATTATATTTGAGTACATTTATACAATAACAGAGACCGCAAATATTAAAAACAAAAAATTCTATAGCTTCATTTTTAAACGCGGATTAGAAACAATCATTCACGTTTTTACATTATTGTTTTATTATACCAAAAATCTTGAACTAACAATGAAATACACTAAAAATGCTTTATATGAGTATATTGAGTTTATTGATCAGATGTCGGATGATAAAGTGACGTTTTTACATTTGACGTCAAGAGATGCCATTTTATTTGTGTATAAAAAAAGCATTTTTGAAATTAATCATGAATACAAGAAAAATATGAAAGAACCAGTAGGAGAAGAAAAGATATTATTGTTTTTTTTAAATACGTATATGAATATATGTAAAAATATCATTTTATTTATATCAAATTATAGCACATTTGATAAGCCAACTATAAATGAATGTTTCAATTGTGTAAAACATATTGGAGACAATATTGGTAAAGTAAAAGTGGAATTAATTGATTATATAAATATATTTACAATAGTATTGAATGATATCAAAATTAAAAAACCAAATGAATTGCAAGTAAAACAATATTTTGAATTGCTGAATCAGTTTACTAAAATGATTGGGAAAAAAAAGATTAATGAAAACTTTAAAACGAACATATATGATTTCGACATTGTAAATGGTAAAGAAATAGAGGAAATAATAAATTTTATATTTGTTTAGTGTCTTTTGCATCATCATCTTCCGTAACAATATTAATTATTTTTCGTCTAATTTTTTTGTTTTTATTTTTGTTCTCCAACTCGCTTTTAGAGATTATTCTCTGACAAATATGTTTAAATTCTTCTTTAAACAAACATTTTAGAAATTTATATATATCTTCTAATACATATTCATCGCACATTCCAACAATTAATACACTTCCTGTCCTGAAAATCATAAACGACACTTTGACTATATTGTTGTATTTATCCTTATTTTCTTTGGTAATTTGCATTCCCGTTTGAATTCCTATGTCATTATTATAATAAAATTTACATTGAATTCCGGGATATGAACAACAAGGGTCATATATAGCTTGAATATTATATTTGTTTCGAAGAATATCATGAGTAGTATCCAGATTAATGTAAAACCCGCAGTTGAAATTCGAATTGATTAAAACAGTATCACTGTTGTCAGAATATGTTAATGGTGTATCATAATATGGTTGCAATAGGTCTACAATGGTTTTCAAAACGGTTTCAAACATATAGTCATTTTGTACTCCAGGTATTTCTAATTTTCCAGTATTAAATACCTTTACGTGAAATTCTTTAAATATATTGTCCATTTTGATGCGAAGAATAATCACAAAACAATTATAAAATGCTTGCTTCTTTTTAGAACGATAAGACATAATATCTTTTTTGGAAATTCCAACTGTTATTTTACGTATGTCTTTGAATTTTATTCGTCCATTAGGGTTATCAATATGAGATATTATATGCTGCTCGCAATATAACACTTTTTGCAACCGCTGCAATACGATTTCAAGTTCTTCGGGTGTTTTTGAGTTAATTTTGATTTGTTTTTTAATTACTCCATTTTGGGGTGTTGAATAAGGAATAATAGGAATGTCCCAAAATCTTTGAAGATCAACCGGTTGAGTAAGATACGCGATTTTGGATTTGGTTGATATGTAAATATCAGTAGATTCTGGAGGAGAAACATTTTCAAATGGATTATATGAATTTAATTCTTGAGATGCCGCATTAAATTCATTATGTAAGTTATTTTCATCTTCTGATGAATTATCGGTATATTTATTAGATATAAAACTATTCCATTCATCATCCACATTCATAGTCATATTTATATCTGTGTTATGTCTTTAAATTCTTTAAATTCATTTAATTTCAATTATTTTCTTTATTATATAATATGAATAGTTATCGTAAAAGCATCCCTGAAAAAAAAATTATCATCATTAAAAAGGATTCCTTTAGTGAAAAAGAAAAAGAAAAAGAAAAGGAATACGATTTGAAACAAAATTTCTTTGATCCTTCCAAAAGTTCTCCTCCCAATGATTTTATGATGAAATTGCAAATGAGAATATGTTATTATGAATCATCTTTAAATAGGTTTGATAACTTAATAAGAGAATAATTTATATAATAACTGTTTTTACAATTTTCAACATGAATAATATTTTCAACAAAATTCAAAAACTCAGGTGATATATGCTCAGGATGACTTCTAATGATATAATTAAATAAATCTTTCATTATATTTTTTTTATCAATATTATATTGGTTGCTCATGTTTGTTACATATAAACTTAACTCGGACAGTCTGGTTGATTCTTTAATGAGAGTATATAATGTTTCCCACGTGTTATTATCAATGATATTAATATTATTGTCATCCATGTTTTGATTTGATTGAATAAAATTAATCATACTTCGCATATCAAACTTGTATAATTTTTGTATTAAATATAATTTTTGTTCGCTGATATTCAGATTTTCAGATACAGAAATGTGATTCAAAAAATGAATAATATCTTTTTCGGGAAGTCGATTAAATTTCAGTTTAAAAAATTCAGTTTGCAATCCTTCATCAATGCGGCTTATATAATTTCCAATTAAACAAAAACGAACTGTTTTAGAATAATTTTGCAATAAATATTTTAACGCTTGTTGAGCATTTTTGGTCATCGAATCGACTTCGTCTAAAATAACAAATTTCATTCCATTAGTAAACATTGTTTTAGAATTGACAAACTGACTAATTTGGCTTCTTATAATATCTATTCCACGTTCATCAGATGCATTCAAATGTATCATTAATTCTTTATTTTTTTGGTTAAATCGTTCCTGATACAAACTAACAAGATTGATAATCGTAGTTGTTTTTCCTGTTCCAGGAGGTCCATAAAATAATAAATTTGGAAAATATCCTGTTTCAATTATATTTGTTAGGATTTTCTTATTTAAAGGATCTAATACAATATCTTCAAATTTTTTTGGTCGATAAGCTTCTACGTAGGGTATTCCGGTAGAATTCATTATGTAGTTATGTGTATAATGTTTATATAGTTTATTTTATAGGTTATTATTTATTTTTATTTTATATTATTTTTATAAAGGTAAAAGATATATAGTAAAAGATATATAGTAAAAGATATATAGTAAAAGATATATAGTAAAAGATATATAGTAAGGAAATATATATTTGAAAACAATTTAAACTAAACAGAATATTATTGTATATACAACGATGTCAAATAATTCAGAAGAACCAATTAAATCAAAGCGAGGCAGAAAATCCAAAAAGGAACTCATGACGGCACTAAATATGGAAGCTATAGTGAAAGAACCTCCCAAAAAACCGTTAAAGTCTGTTTCTTCTTCTACATCATTAAATGATTCTACATTAAATGTCCCTAAAGAAAATACCATTTTAATCGACACAAATATTCCAAATAGTACTGAAATTTATATCAATCTTTCTCCGGAATCTCCTCTTAAAAGTGTTCATACCGATATTTTAGACGATAATGTAGTCGAAGAACAGAAACAAGGTAAAAAGAGAGGAAGAAAACCAAAAGGCGGAAAAATAATCCAATTGACAACACCCAATATATTACATGTTGAAGATAAACCTAATGTCATTTTACATTTAAAGTGTTCAACAAAAGATTTACAACTTTCAAAGCAAACAAATTTTATTGAATCGTATAATTTTTCAGTGGCTGGAAATAAAAATGACTTGACTTACGAGATTTTGGATGAACCAAAGAAACAAGTTACCATATGTGATAGTGATGATGATTTTGATGACGACAGTGTATCTGTTTGCAAAGATACAACAAAGGAAATATGGAAAAAATTAAAACAATTGGAAACAAATTTGCATGTCAATAATGTCAATAATAAACGTTCTTGTTGTTTCTGGGATACTTGTGAATTTGATAATCCTCCTATTTATATTCCAAAGTATTATTTAAATGGAACATATCATGTATATGGATGTTTTTGCAGTCCCGAATGTGGTGTTGCTTATTTAATGGAAGAAAATATAGACAGTTCGACCAAATTTGAGAGATACCACTTGTTTAATTATATTTATACAAAAATATATGATTATACAAAAAATGTAAAACCAGCACCTAATCCATATTATATGTTATCTAAATATTATGGTAATTTATCTATATCAGAATATAGGTCACTCCTTAAAAATGAACGATTATTTTTAATAGTAGACAAACCTTTGACTCGCATATTGCCAGAGCTGCATGAAGACAACGACGATTTTATTTTAAACAATAAAATTATACCGTCTAATAACAGTTATCAAGTGAAATCGCGATTGCAAAAAAAGAAACCAAATAAGAATGTGATTCTGAATGAGAAGTTTGGTTCAGCTCAGTTGGAATAAAATATATGTATTATTTAATTCTCATTTTTTCTCTTTTTTCAGATTCCTGGAGATTTTCAATTACTTTATTCATATCAGTTGGATTTTTTTCTCTATAGTCTCTCATAGATGCATCTAATTTGGTTCTAATTTGCCGGAATATTTCTTGATTTAGTGTTTTCTTTTTAGGTTCTTCTTTTTTTAAAGGAATACCCATATAATCTTTTATTACACACATATGATTGTTGTTAAATAGTGTGAGTTTTGCAATAGCTTCTTCTTTTGTGTAATTAGTCTGTTTCATAATTATATTAATATCGTCTTCATTGTAAAAATCCATATATATTATTATATTTATTTTTTAAATTATTATAATACAAATATCTTTATACGCAATCATTAAATATATATTAAACCATATTAAACAAATGACATTATAATATATTATCTATAAAGATGTCTATTACTACAAATAATTTAGAAAGATTAATACAAATGGCTGCAGTTGAGCAGATGTATGCGATATTGCAGAAAATGAAAGAAAACGAACCTGTATTGTCTTTTTCTCATAATCACAAAGAAACACAGAGTAATGAGATTGTCCAGAGTAATGAGATTGTCCAGAGTAATAAAGAAACACAAAGTAATGAAATCCAAGAACTTCGAGAAATTCAAGAACTTCAGAGACGGCAAATAAATGAATTGATTGAAACTGTTTCTGTATTAAAATTGGAGCTGAAACAAATGCAATGTAATCAAATACAATGTAATCAAATAGAGGATAAAATAATAAAGACAGACCCATTAGTTGGTCAAACGTTAATAACAGATTATCCTATATTTTTTAAGACAGAAAATGAACATATAAAATTAAATATTGAAGAAAAAATTGTAAAAGAGGAAGTAGAAGTAGAAGTAGAAGTAGAACATGTAGAACATGTAGAAGTTATAGAAAAGGAAGACAAGTGGGTATCGTTGATTACCAGTGAAGATTCTGAAGATGAAGTAATAGAAGAAAACGATACTGAAGAAGAAGTTGGTACAGATGAGGAGGAAACAAATGAAAAAGAAGAAGTTGAAGAAGTAAAAGAAGAAGTTGAAGAAGTAAAAGAAGAAGTAAAAGAAGAAGTTGAAGAAGAAGAACAAAGTGTGGAAGATGATGAAGAAGAAGTATTTGAGATTGAAATAGATGATGTCAGTTATTTTGCTACTGGAGAAGAAAATGGAGTGCTATATGAAATGACTGCTGATGGAGAAGTAGGAAAAAAGGTTGGAATCATTAAAGATGGAGATGTAATTTTTAGTTAAATAAACTCTTTTCTAAATATATAATAAGTTGAATGATAAACCTTTGTCCACCAGCATTAATATATGTAGCATTTTCATTAACACAAGTAATAATAGATACGTTTAAAGGATTATATAATCTTGCATTTTTCAAAGTTATTGTTATGATGGTAATTACAATACTTTTAAATTCGTTATGTCAAGCCGGAATGGGGGTTGTTTCATGGATAATAGTATTTATTCCATTTATTTTTATGTCTGTAATAGTGGGCATTTTATTGTATGTATTTGGTTTTGATCCGATAACAGGTGAATTAAATATTAAATGTGATAATTGCAATAATACATCAAATGATTCAGGTGGAAATCTTGTGTATAGTAGGACAATAAAAAAAACGGATGAATATTCGGATACTCCTCCTCCTCCTCCTCCGCCTCCATCAGGTTCATCAGACCCAGAATATGCATAAATAATAAATAATAAAAGTATTTAAAAATATTATTTAAATAAATATATAAATATGAATATTTATTTAATAACTATAGGAACATTTGGTTTAATAGGACTAATAAGAACACGAAAAAAGCACCAAGAAAATCAGAAACAAATAACTACTTATATTGATTGTTGGAATAATGTACATAAAAGCACTAAACAGGATATTTTTATAAATGTTGTATATAAATTATTATATGTATTTAGTTTGTGTCAAATAAAATATAATAAGATGTTCAAATATGTTATTAATAAATATTATAATAATAAAAAAATAGATAAAAAAATATTATTGTTGGATAAAAATGCTTCAACTATAGACAGACTGGATTTTGACGATGATATAAATTCAGAATTAGAATATTCAGGATTATTTTTATTGGATGGTCCAAATATGGTATTTTATGAAACAATTCCCGATACATTTGATTACAAGGTGTCACAAATACATTTTATCAATGTGGATTTAGAATACAATAATGAGATGTATCCAATAAAATTGAAAACGGATAATGTCAATTATTATATTGTTAATAATTCTTTAAATGCTTTTTTTATTAAATATTATATTTTGAACGTTCTCAAAATATCCATCAATGAAAATGAACCATTCCATTACACAATTCATATCATTGATCATAACGTTAATTGTATTACTTTAAACCAGGTTCAACGATTAATAATAACGGAAGATGGATATGAAATTGAATAATTTGAAAGGTGTAAAAGAATATATATAATTGAAAGGTATAAAAGAATATATATATAATTGAAAGGTATAAAAGAATATATATATTTAAAATAATTTAAAAAAAATTGATGTTATTATTATATTATGGAAACCTATCATACAGAATTACCGATGTCTTCTTCGAATATTTCTACTGATACTTCCAAATACCATATAATTAAAAATAAATGGATTCTATGGGCTCATTTACCTCAAGACCCTGACTGGACCGTTAAAAGTTATAAGAAACTTTATACTTTTAAAAATGTGGAAGAAACTGTCGGTATTACAGAATCATTACCCGCTGATTTTATCAAAAATTGTATGCTTTTCATTATGAAAGAAGGAGTTGCACCTATGTGGGAAGACCCCAAAAATAGAAACGGAGGATGCTTTTCTTATAAAGTATCTAATAAATTGGTTGTTGATGTTTGGAGAGAACTTACATATGGATTAATAGGAGATACTATTAGCACTAATAGTACATTTGTTAATAGTGTAACAGGAATTACTATATCACCCAAAAAAAACTTCTGCATTGTCAAGATTTGGTTGACCAATTGCGACCATCAAAACCCACAAATAGTTACTTCGGAAATTAAACATTTGATACCACAAGGGTGTTTATTTAAAAAACATACTCCCGAATATTAAATTATACGCAAAATATACTTAAAGTTATTTACACATAAAATATAAAAATGAAATACCCATTTGTTATATTTTATCGCGAAAATAAATTCAGCTCTACAGACAATTTTTTTATCCAGAATGCACAATCCCTTGATTGTACTGTTTTTATTGCCGATTCTATTGAACACGTGAAAAACTTACATAATAGCAATTATCATTTATTACTTACTTATGGACAAAACGAATCCGATATTCTTACTGTCATTTCAGAAAATATGTTAGTTCGTCACGCACATATTGATGTTCAAAATAACATTATTGATAATATCAGTCATTTTAATAATTATATAAATTCATTATACATTGAATTATGCTCTTTAGAACGAAGCCGATTACGACCAACATTTTCTCTTTTTACTCCATCATATAATTCCTATCATAAAATATTACGGGTTTATAATAGCTTGTTGAAACAGACTCTGGTCGATTGGGAATGGATCATCATTGACGATTCACCAGATGACAATAATTTCAAGTTCCTGAGGGATAATTTCAGCAACGAACCGCGCATTCGATTTTATCGCAGGTCCTGTAATAATGGAAGCATCGGAAATGTGAAAAATGAAACAATTGGTTTGTGTCGAGGAAAATATGTTCTCGAAATGGACCACGATGATGAATTAATGCCTTATGTTTTACAAGAATCCGCGGACCTATTTGAAAAAGACAGCAATATTGGATTCATCTATTATGATTGCGCTTGTGTATATGAAAATGGTCAAAATCAATGGTATGGAGATTTTATTTGCAAAGGCTACGGCGGATATTATTCGCAAAAATATGACGGCAAATGGAGATTAATATATATAACTCCAAATGTGAATAATATTACATTGAGTCACCTTGTTTGTTGCCCTAATCATCCCAGAATATGGAGAAAAAACGTGTTAATGGAAATGGGAAGTTATTGCGAATATTTACCTATATGCGATGACTATGAAATTATTCTTAGAACTTCTGTTACAACTAACATCGCCAAAATACACAAATTAGGATATATTCAGTACATGAACGAATCTAATAATAACTTTTCGTTAATTCGAAATTCCGAAATAAATCGCATCGGGCCAAAATACATATCCCCCATTTTCTTTGATAGATTTCAGATTGACGAAAAAATGGAAGAGAAAAACGCATATGAAGATGTCAAATATAAATATGAACATTCTAAAATCTGGGAAAGAGATTGCGATACCTACGAAAATAAATATTGCAACATAATTGTTAATAATGATTATGATAGGCAATATTGCATTATTGGATTTGATAGTTTATTGTTTTATATGAACAAAATAAAGGATTTATATAGCAATCCAAGAAATGATTTCATCGTTTTAGAAAATAAAGGCACAACTGAATATTTGCAAACCAGATTAGACAGATACGAATTTGACAGGATGAAATGTTATTCTCTTGTTGACACATCAGTCGAACATTTGATTCAATATTTCAAATTATTATATTTGTCTACACCCAATTATGTAATTATAAATTGCGATATTTATAAGCCAATATTTAATACCACGTTTTGCAATCGATATGATATTATTAATAAACTAACAAAACCCACCGATATTTATTTAGAAATAGGAGTAGAATATGGAGAGTGCTTTAATAGTGTTCATTTTTTAGACAAAACTGGCGTAGACCCGGACCCTAAATTTAAACCCGGAATAGGACAACTTTTCAACTTAACATCGGATCAATTTTTTGAAACAAAAGGGGAACGCATATTTGATGTCATATTTATTGACGGAATGCATCAGTCCGAATATATATTAAGAGATATTAACAATTCTATTCGTTTCTTAGCAGATGATGGATTCATATTTATTGACGACATTTTGCCTTTCAATTATAATGAACAGTTGAAAATACCTATTAAACATTATTACGAAAATGGAATATTAAAATATGCTGAAAACTGGACCGGAGATGTGTGGAAAGTTATTTATTACATGTTACTAAAACATAAGGAAAAGATATCATTGTGTAAATATTATTATAATATTCATTTTAGAGGTATATGTGTGTTAAAAATAAAGGAAAAGTTTCAGTTAAACGAGAATGATAATCACATTATAAATGAATACGATTATTTCACAGATTATAGCAATTATGTAAAACTTTTACAAGAAGAATAAGAAGATACATATAAAATTAATATAAAGATAAATAATAATAATAATTATATGAATTTTATAATTCCAAGTACAAATATTTCGAGAGAAACATTAAATGCAAATAGCCTAAACAATGCAAACAATGCAAATAATGCAAATAATGCAAATAAATCCAATAATTTAACGGATTACACTAAAATATGTCAAAACGTATACAAATTTACATCTAATTCTGAAAATATGGATACAAACGTATATGTTTTATACAATAATGCATGTGAAACTAAACATAATGACCCAAAAAAGGCAATAGAAATGTTTAAAAAATGCGAAGAATTGATTAATGAAACAACTGATACTAACATAATATATGAAATTTATGTTAATTTAGCACTTTTATCATCTGAATTTAAAGATGTATCAAAATATTACACAAAAGCTATAGATACCTTAAATGATCGTGCAGAACCTTATTACTACTTTGGTCTTTATTGTAAGAAACTCCAATTACTTGAGATGGCTTATACATTATTTATAACAGCAGGTCAATGTTCATATGAAGAAGCAAAAAATAAATACGTTTATGTACAGCGTAGTGCATATGGCAAATATGTATATGAAGAAATAATAAATATAGGTTATGAATTAAAAAAATTCCATGAAATTAAAGTATATTTACAAGAATTAATTAAAGATAATGAATTTTACGAAAGTAAAGAAAGATATACTCAACTATTTGAATCTATTATTAATCATGAGATTTACAAGGTGATGTTTTAAGATTACAGGAATATTAGCAAATAATTATTACAATACGTTTTAATAATTGTTTTATTTTAGGATATTTTATTATCATGTATCCAACCGTATGTTTAAATATGATTGTTAAAAATGAATCTCATATTATTGAAGAAACTTTAAAGATGCTTTGTGATAAGATCACTTTTTCCTATTGGGTCATATCGGATACAGGTTCGACGGATGATACACCTAATATAATAACCAATTTTTTCAAATCTAAAAATATTGAAGGAGAATTATTACATAACCCATGGAAAAATTTTGCTCATAACAGAACGATTGCATTAGAAGCTGCTTACAATAAAACAGATTTGGTATTTATTTTTGATGCAGATGATGAAATACATGGAGATATACAAATGCCAAAAACACATGATATTGACGGTTATTTATTGAATTTTGGTTCCGAATTAGGAATTTCATATCAACGCATTTTGTTAGTTAATAATAGAATACGATGGAATTATCAATCTGTCGTTCATGAATACATCAATTGTCTTCAACCTAATCCAAAATTAGCAACTCTTGAAGGAAATTATTATATTGTATCAGGAAGACGAGGAAATCGAAGCAGTGACCCAGATAAATATTTAAAAGATGCAAAAATATTGGAAGAAGCATATCATGAAGCGAAAAAAAACAATGATACGTTGTATTTGCGTTATGGGTTTTATTGTGCAAACAGTTATAAAGATTCTGGTAAATCACATGAAGCAATAAAATGGTATAAAATCACATTAGAGAATGAAAATTGGGTACAAGAAAAATACATGTCTTGCTATAATTTGTATAATGAATATTGCAAAATAGGAGAAGAAGAAAAAGGATTATATTATTTAATTGAGTCTATAAAATATGATGGTGAACGAATGGAATGTATTCACCATTTAGTAAGGTATTATTGCTTAAAAGATATGCATAAAGTAGCGTATCAATATTACTGTTTAATCAAAAACTTTTACGAAACACAATATTTAAAAAGCAATACAAACGGAAAATTATTTTTGGAATTAGATAAGGCTAACTTTATTTTACCTTATCACATGATATTAGTATCAGATAAAGTCAAAGAAGAATATCCAGAAGCTAAAAATACTATTATTAAAATGTACGAAATAATTTTTACAAAAAAATGCACATATTTCAATCCAGATTTTTTTGTCGGAAACGTTTTATATAATTTGCAATTTTTTATTGAAATTTGTACAAAAGATAATGATACGTTTATACCTCTTTTTCAATCGTATATCGATTTTTTACAAAGCAAAAATTTTGATTTACATAAATACGATTTTTTGACAAAATTTGAAAAATATGGAATTAAAATAAAATCATTGACTGATATCAATAACCCTTTTTTTACTGAAGAAGAATGTAAAAAAAGTAATAAAATGTTGATTTATACAGGCTTTTCAAACGCGCCTTGGAACCACACTTACAGCACAAATAATGCTTTGGGAGGTTCCGAATCCGCTGTAATTAATTTAGTTAATAAATTTTCATCTCATTTTGAGATTTTTGTGTGTGGTTCAGTTGGTGAGGAAACTGTAGGGAATATAAAATATGTTAATTTGGAACATATAAAAAGTATTGCCGAAGTAACTCCATTTCACACAGTTATTGTTTCAAGGTATGTTGCGTTTTACGAAATGTTTCCACAAATTTCATTTTATCAGTCGTTTATTTGGGGTCATGATATCATTTTATTCAATTATGGTTGCAATATGGATACTAATTCTATTCTTCGAAAATGGGACAAAAAAATAAAGGGCTGCATTTGCCAAACAGAATGGCATAAAGATTTATTCTTTAACCAATATCCTGAATTAAGAAATAAATTTTATGTCATTAATAATGGCGTAGATATTGATAAATTTATATATAAATCAATCAAATTCTCAAATCGTTTCATTTACACTTCTTGTAGTGAAAGAGGATTAGACCGATTATTAGAATTGTGGCCAAATATTATAGAAAATTTACCTGATGCAGAATTATATATTTGTTCTTACAATAATTTTCCACAAAACGAATATGAACATAAATTGAACAATATAATTAATTCTTACACCAGCATTAAACATATGGGTAAATTAAATAAAGACAAATTATATGAGTTGATGTCTACTGCTGAGTTTTGGTTATATCCAACAAATTTTAGTGAAACATCGTGTATAACAGCTATGGAAATGTTGATGTCTGAAGTCATTTGTATATATTATCCTTTAGCTGGATTAATAAACACATTGGGAGATTACGGAATACCAATTAAAAATGGCGACGAAATAAATACAATTGTTAATTTATCGGTGAAACAGAAACAACATATTAGAAAAAGAGGAAAAGAATACGCATTAGCATGCAGTTGGGAAAACCGAAAAAATGATTGGTTAAAAATAATTGGCACAAATTTTGATACAAATTCCGATACTAATACAAATTCCGATACTAATACAAATTCCGATACTAATACAAATTCCGATACAAAAAAATTTAATAAAATGTGGACAACTTATAACTCTGATTACATATACAAGTTTCCACAATCAAATGAGTGGTTTAATAATTCTGAGTTAAAAAAATATATTTTGAATAAGTTTGATAAAAATAGTAAATATAATATATTAGAAATTGGCTCTTTTGAAGGTTGTTCTTCTTGTTTCTTTTCAGATATTTTGCTCGACGATAAAAATTCTTCATTAACATGTGTTGATCCTTTTATAAGCGACGGATGTTCATTAACTGATAAATCAACGCTAAAAGATATATTTTATAATAACATTAAAAAATCTAAGAATTACCAAAAGGTTAAAATATATGAGATGTATTCTGATGATTTTTATAAAATGCAAAATAATAATTTATTATTTGATTTTATTTATATTGATGGAGAACACTCAGATAAACAAATTATGGCAGATTTAAATGGTTGTTTTAAACTTTTAGAAAATAATGGAATTATGTGGTGTGATGATTATAATAATAATTGGAAACAAACATTTTTAACATGGATTGAAGAGAATAAAGAAAACATAGAAATTATACATGATGGATATCAACTTGGTTTAATTAAAAAAAATAGTAAATCTAATATACAAAATATAAATACTGTTGATAATACTAATACGGTTGATAATTTAAATTTTAGAATTATATATGGTTCTTTAAATGTAAATATTGATATTACAGATAATGTCTTAAAAAAATTTACTAAAAATGGAGTTATTAATATTCCTGGAGATGACACATATAGAGCACAAATATTTGGAGATCCATTGTACGGAATACTGAAGAGTATTTTTATAACCGATTTGTCGGGTTCTGTAATAAAACAATTTAATTGCAATGAATATGTCATTTATCAAATTAAAAATCATGAATCAAATAAAAATATCAATGATTCAAATAAAAATATCAAAATTGTCAATTTGAAACGCAATCAAGACCGTAAACAATCAATGATTGAACAACTGCAACGCGAAAATGTTACCAACTATGAGTTTTTTGAAGCCGTTGATGGATTAGAATTAAAGGAAACTCAAGAACTACAAAAATTATTTAATAACAATAATTTTGGAAATAAAAAAGGTGTCATTGGATGTGCGTTAAGTCACCTTACTTTATGGAAACAACTAACAAATGATGAAAATAATGATTATTATGTGATATTAGAAGATGATATAGAACTATGTTCAAATTTTAAAAACAAATTAAACAAACACTGTAAATTATTTTGTGAAAATAGTATTGAACATTTGAGTTTAGGTGTTATTAATGGAAACGAAACAGCCCAAGAATTGATTGCTACTTCCGATATTAAAGTTTTTAAGAAAGATGTGTATAAATTTTGGAATCTTACTTTTGCTTATATTATAAGTAAGAGTGCTGCCAAAAAAATTATTGAATTTGTAAATTCTTGTTCAATTAAATGCGCTATCGATAATCCTCGTTCATATGGGGATATTTTGGAGTATTACCATACAACACAATGCATTGTTGAACAAAAAACATATTTTGGTTCTAACACAAATGTTGTGTCTTGCTTTTCTTTTGATAATACTGAAACTAACAATAATACTATTAAAATAGCGTTTTGTGATTGGTGGTTTGAAGAATATTGTGGAGGAACATTTAATGAACATGATAATTTCATTACAAACAATCTTAAAAAATATAGCAATTGTAATATTGAAGTTGTTAGTTCAAACGAACCCACAGATATATTATTTTATAGTATTTTTGGATGGCATCATAAAAATTGTAATAGTAAGAGAAAGATATTTTATTCAGGAGAACCTTTTGGAATCAGATATGACGCTGATTATAATATTACATTTGATAAAACCACTGATTTTAATTACCGATATCCTTTATGGTTATCTTATACTAACAATTATTTATTAGAAGAATGTAACCGACGTAAAAACGGAATAATAAATATTCCCCAAAGAACCAAATTTTGTTCATTTATTTCAAACGGTGAATGCAAGACTACTTGTAGAAAAGAAATTGTTGAGAAATTATCTGCATACAAGAGAGTTGATTGTGGAGGCAATTATTTAAATAATCTCGGATTTACTGTTCCAAGGGGAACAAATTGTTCAGGAAAAATCGAACATAATAATAATTACAAATTTGCAATTGCTTTTGAGAATGAAAATTATCCAGGTTATGTAACTGAAAAAATATGCGATATCTATAAATCTAATTGCATTCCCATTTATTGGGGCAATAAAACAGTTTTGGATGATTTTAATCCTAATACATTCATCTATGCCAATAAATTTGAAAATTTTGACAAATTAGTTGAATATATTATTCAAGTAGATAATGATAATGAATTATATGCTTCTTATTTTAAAGAGCCATTTTTTTCTAATAAATGGATGGACATATTCAATGACCCATATCAAACATTTTATAAAAATTTTGTAGACTGTATTATGGGAAATAATAAAAATTTATACGATAATTTTGTTGCTTCTTCTTCTTTTAACAACGAAAATATTAAATTAGTCATTGAACAAATTCCTGTAAATATTAAAAAAGAAAATATTAAAAAAGAAAATAATATAAATATTTCTATATTTAATATCTGGCACAATAAATTATTTGATCATTGTTATGAACAACTGGATGAATACTCATTAGATAAAATAATTATGTATGATGTTAATCCTATTTACAATAAAGAATACAATAGAGATAAGTCATATAATATTGTCAGAGAGTATGAACTTAAAAAATATAATAAATCATTTCAAAAAAATAATTATTGTCAAACTTCATGTTTATATCATGTTTTTACAAATAATCTTTACAAGGGTCTCGATTATATAGGATTTATTCAATATGACATGGAATTAGATAAAAATTTTATTTATGATATTCAAAACAAAATTAATGAAAAAGAAACGAACACGATATTCTTTTATTCACTGCTTGTAAGAAATAAATTAGATACATTACTTCTATGCAACCCTTATGAAAATTCAATATTAGAACAATATAATACGTTTTTTAGTACAAATCACACGTATGAAAGTATTAAAAATAATGAGAAATCTTATAATTTTATTTGTTTGCATACATTTGTTATTCCTACATATACATATATTAAAATGATGTCATGGTATTGTTTTATTCATATGTGGCTTAATAATAATTATGCAAATGGGGTTTATTCAAAGAGCATTTCTGAAGTAACAGAAGACATTTTTGGATTATTTTTATTGCTGCAAATGATAGAAAATAACAGCATTCAAATTGAAGAATTACAATTATGTCATAATTGGCCTCATTTACATAACCAAACTGAATGGAATAATTATAAATCAAAGATGGTGATTATGTGAAAACAATTTATAGGTTTTATAATTTAATAAAAATAATTTAATAAAAATAATTTAATAAAAATAATTTAATAAAAATAATTTAATAAAAATAATTTATTTTAATATTATTTGTCTTATTATTTGTCTTATTATTTGTCTTATCATATTTTGTACTTAAACCTGTAGTTACAAAATGTCCCCATAAAGGACACCATATTTCACTTGCATTGCCAAGGAATGCTGCCGATAGTGAAAATGTACTTCTTGACATTATTAGTACATCTGCACTACATAACAAATGCAAATCATAGTTTTCATTATCGTTGCGAATACATCTATACGGATAATTAATTTCATAATTGCCTGGTTGAGTTATCATAACAACTTCATAATCTGGATATTTATTTTTAGCTTCATTAATAGCTCTTTCTACTTTATCCCGTGACAAAGGAGTCTGCATATTACAATAACCCAGATTTCGTATTCCTTGAATTATTTGTTCATCCCTGTTAATCCTATCGGCATAATAATGTGCGCAAATTTCGCCATTATAATCTGGTCTATCTTTTACATCTCCCATACGTAAATGAACTAATATTGTTTTTTTAGGATTAAATGGAATCATAAAATGGCAAGGAACATGTTTTTCAATCAGAGGCATTAATGATGGACGAATATATTTTTTGAAATATGTTAGTAGATCCGATTTTATATTATATAAAACTTGTGTTGTAATGATTAATAAATCACAACTATAAAAATAAGAAAAGTAATTAAATTTTATTTCGAATTCTAATAAATATTCCATTATATTTATATTTTTATACTTAGACCCATAATCCTTTTCGGGAAATTTTTGATTATGTTTATCAATCCAAACTAACAAACTCTCTACGATAAAACTTTTGGGATATGTATTTCCTTCATAAAAATATTCATTATTGTAATGGACCTTTTCTGGTTCATAAACAATATATAAATTATTATAATACGCGTAAATCATGATTGATAAAAACTGTATTAAATGGCTACCCAAACGGTCACCACGGGAATATAAATATATTGACTCTTCCATAAATAATAATTTACTTTATATCTAAATTATTATGTAAAATAATGTATTATTACTTCAACACTGATTTTTTTCAGTCGAGAAAAAAAACACCTGAAACAACCGCCCATTTTCTTTTGAATCTCCAAAATAATCCATAGACATATGGAATCTGTTCGAATTAAATAGTATCAAACGATTAAATACATTTCCCACTTGGTCTACTTTTTGCCACTTGGTCATATCTTGACTACATCTGTCGGTATCTTCTTTGTTATTCAATAATTGTATATCACGAGCACAAGTGGCTCCATCATGAAATCTATAAAATGATGTCCCAGAAGATAATGGCGCGTCCGGCGTTAAATATAGCACTCCTGCCCAATTATTATATCCATCAATATGAACCCAAGAACGATCTCTGGATGTAGTAAATTGGAAAGAGCCGTTATAAATAGTTGAAGCATCCGAACCGTCTTCTTTTGGAATAGGAAATTCAGTAATTTTTCCACCAAAAGGCTCTATGTATTTTTGAATCATTTCTTTTAAATGTTCGTTTGCAAAAGAAACCGTTCGTTGACCAGGATAATTTCCTTTGACAGAAAAATTTTGAGTTAAAATGTATTCTCTTGTTTCATGAGGATTATTATAAAAATTATCTATTACGATTAGACCGCAAGATGGCCCTCGCGTTTTTAAATCGGCTTTCAAAATATCATGTTTTTCTTTTTTTTCAATGAATTCCATAATATCTTTTAGTTTGGTAACTTTTATATTGTTTTCAATTATATCATTATTTTTATATATTATATGGCACCAACGTGAACTAAATCAATATATAAATAATGTAAAATTAATAAAAGGATGCTTGCACTGGTCTCCTTATACTCCCACCACTTGCTCCACCATATACGGATTTATATAACGCAGCTTTACAAGACTTTAATTTTAATTTACACTGGGAATCATCTTTTTGTGTAACGTGTGATTTGCGATTTTTACGTGTTTTTGTCATTTATATTATTTAATGATAATATAAATATATTTATTTTTTCTTAAAAGTATATTTTCCTAAAACTCAATATTCTTAAAAGTATTACATACGACTTGCTTGGGAAGCTCTGGAAGCAGCAGCAGAGGCAGAGCGTCCAGCGGAAGCAGCTTTGGAAGCAGCCTTAGCAGCTGATTTGGCAGCAGAAGCGGCGCGACCAGCAGAAGCAGAACGAGCGGCAGAAGCAGCACGAGAGGCAGCCTTAGAAGCAGCCTTAGCAGCAGATTTAGCTCTATTGGCAGCAGCAGCAGCATAACGAGAAGCAGCTTTTTTCATTGTACGAGCAGCAGAACGACGAGCGGCGCGATGAGCGGCGCGATTAGCGGATTTAGATTTACGATGAGCCATATAATATATTGTAACAAAAAAAATATTTAAAATTGTCTAAATATTATTTATTATTTAATTTATTGTTGAGATTGCCCCATGCTTCTTCCGCGCCCCATGCTTCTACCCATTCCACGACTGCGGGTTCTACCTCTACCCATTCCACGACTGCGGGTTCTACCCATTCCCATGCTTCTACCCATTCCACGACTGCGAGTTCTACCTCTACCCATTCCACGACTGCGGCCACGAGATTTACTTTTTGCACGTTGCATATAATATACCGCAACAAAAAATTAAAATCGTATTTTTCTAAATAATTACCAAATAGTATCGGTCGAAGGCCAATACATCTTATCCTTCTTTTTCACGTTATACAAACTCCTAAATAATTCCAAACGAGCCAACGGACAATTAGTTCGATATTTATCCATCGGATGAGGATTCGTTTTTAATTGCGCTTTAATGGCTTCATCGAATATTTTTTGTCTGGCCTGAATTGCTAAATAAACAAAAAATGCCTGAAATGATAGTGCACGAATTGGAACAATATCGTCATTCTTTTCTTGGAAATCATTCAAATATTCTTCGCAAATGGCTAAACCAGAAATATCTGCTAAATTTTCTCCAGTACTCAAAGTAGCATCCATTTTGATTCCATCGTATGACGCAAATTTTTCATATTGCTTCACTACATCATTGACCTTTAAATTAAAACGTCTGCGGTCTTCATCTGTCCACCAATTATGCAAGTTCCCTTTATGGTCATATTTACTTCCTAAATCATCCAAACAATGCGACATTTCATGCCCTAATGTGTAACCAATATGCGCTAAATTGTATTCTATACCTCTTTCATCTAAATCGATAAATGGTTTTTGCAAATATGCTAAAGGAACATATATGGAATTCTCGGTTGGTGTATAATACGCGTTTACAATATATGATTGTTTTCCTATAATCTTAAACTCTTCCCAATCTATAATTGGGATATCCACGTCGGACGATTTACCATCCAATTCAATCATTTTTTTTGACCTCCATACAGCTAATAACTGGAGATTATAGTACGCATTATCTTCTACATAATCTAAAATAGGATCTTCTCTTAATAGTTTAGGACTACCCACTTCTAAATATATGTTTTCTAATTTTAATAACGCGTATTTTTTAGTAGATGGAGACATCCATTTGTTTCTTTTTATAATTCTCTTGTAAACCGTGAGCAAATCAGATGCCATATTAAATGTATAATCGATGTATTGTTGTTTTTTGTTTTTATCAATGTATTGATTGGTTAAAAACGTATTGAAACAAAAAGACAGACCAAAAATAGGATATATTTCTTGAGGATATGGTATTGGTTGACCCTTTATGAATTTATCATGGAATTCATAGTATACCAAACGCCAGTCTTTATGAAAACGCATTAATTGCCTAAACATCATGTAAAGATAATATGTTCTCCATTTAGGTCCTTTCCATGCGTCATCTTTATTTAACATCTCTATAACACACTTCAAATAATTAGTGCTGATACAAACAAATTTGTTTGGAACATTTTCCTTTTTATACCCAATTGTTGTTGCAAAAACCTCCCAATCAAATCCGTATTTTTTAAGAGCATCTTCTTTAGTAACAATGTTGTGACCATCTTCATCGTCATCTTTTACTTCATTGCATCCCAGTGCAGACAATAAATCTAACTCACATTCCCAAATATCGGTTGCTTTGAGACCATGATTTTTTCCTAAACATAAATGAAACATTTTTTCAATAAAACCCAAATATTGGTCTTTGAATTCTTTTTTATATTTTTTTGTTTCTTGGTCATCTGCTTTGTCTTCAATATATATTTGGTAATCATATATTGTTAGTTGTGGAGCTGAAATAGTTGAAATATATTTTTTTACATCTTTTTCATCGCGCAACACATTCCATACAATTGGACATCCCCAAGAAACTATTTCGTTTTGATTGACCTCTCCAAAAAACTCGAACATTGTTTCTTTTGACAATAAATCATCTATTTTGTTAACTATTTTTTTAATATAGTCATGCACATTTTTGGGGTTTAAATCATATAGCGATTTATATACTTTTCTGATTGCATCTGCTTGTGCTGAATTATTTGTCTTAATATAATCCTTCACAATATCCATTAGTTCATAGAACACTTTTTCTTGAGTGATTCTAAAACTATCTATTTGAACATAATGTTTTAATTCTTGCTTTAATTCTTGCGTCTTTTGACTAATCCATTGGTAATTTATATAAGTATAATAATCATCTTGTGCACGATATTTAGTAGGCGTAAAAGGTGTCTTAAATAGTTTAATTAGTTCTTTTTCCATATTTTCATGATGCTTCAAAAGATTTCCTGTAATACTTTTTTCATAGTCTTTTTCAAATTGATTAAAGGTGTTTGCATGTTCACGACAAAATACCTGCAATTCTTTCTGAGATGGGCGACACTTTTTTGTTACTTTTCGGTTTACATTTTTTGATTTAACTGTCTTCATATATTATATATATACTTTTCTTAAAAGTATAGAAAAATTAATATATATACTTTTATTTATTCTGCATTTTATCTTCTATTTTATTGAGCAAATCTTCGCTATACACTAATTTTCCAGACGGTTTATAAGAATTGATAGGAGTATATTTTTTACTGTTCTTAATTTGCTGAATTTCGGGTTCCTCTTTTTCTCTGTCTTTATCTTCCTCATCTTCTATTCTTTCACCATATTCATTTATACTGATACCCATTTTCTTTTTTATTTCTTTTCTCACATACGTTGGAATCCAATGATCCCAAGATATAAATAAAGTATTTGGATGAAAATATCTTACATTGAAACCATTTTCTTGTAAAGAATTCATTATGTAAGCAATGCATCCGGCTTGGTCATATTTGGGAACCCCTATAATTATTTCTGGAACAACAAACCAGCAAAATTTTTCGTGAATACTGTGTTTTGAAGTCGTCCTAATTCTCACATGAATACGATTTAAAATTTTTTTAAATAATTCTAATTTATTAAGATCAACATGACGTTTTTTTTCGTATAAGTCATCAATATTAATTTTTTCAGAAAAATCCGAGAAATTTTCTAATGTAAAAATATTTGCCATTTGTATTTTTAAAGAAAATATTTTATATTTTATACTTTATTTATATTTTATACTTTATTTATATTTTATACTTTATTTATATTTTATACTTTATTTATATTTTATACTTTATTTATATTTTATAACAAATATATAAACATTATTACCAAATGTATTATATTATGACTATAAAACATTTGGTTATTAGCGGCGGCGGTCCATTAGGGTTTCGGTTCTTAGGCGCCTTGCAAAAACTGGATTCGGAAAACTTTTGGAAACCTGAAAATACCGAATCCATTTATTGCACTTCCATTGGTTCTATTATTGCCGCGTTTATTTGTCTAAAATATGACTGGGAAACATTAAACAAATATATTGTAGAACGGCCATGGCAAGATGCATTTAAAATAAACGCAAAACAAATTTTTGACTCTTATTATAACAAAGGATTGTTTGATAAAAAATTTATTGAAACTATTTTTAAACCTTTATTACAAGCCAAGGATTTAGAATTGAATATAACTCTAAAACAATTATACGAATATTCTTCTATTGACCTTCACATTTTTACCTTTGAACTTAATAAATTTGAAACAGTTGAGCTTTCTTATAAGACTCATCCCGATTTAGAATTAACACAAGCATTAACAATGTCGTCTGCATTGCCTGGTGTTTTCATGCCAATCATCATAGATAATAATTGTTTTGTAGATGGCGGGGTCATGTGCAACTATCCTTTGAACCAATGTTTAAGAGACCATACTAACAAAGATGAAATACTGGGAATCAAAATGGCTTATAAATCCGAAGATGATGGGGTAGACTGTTTTAAAAACGTAAATGTCACTGCGGATTCATCTTTGTTAGATTATATAGTTTGCTTAACAATCAATTCAATGAATTTTATACGCGATACTGTGAAAATAGATAACATTCCTAACACTATAAGATGCTATTCAACCAATAATCCGCTGCAATTAGAATACATACAAGAAGCCATTGTTAGTCAAGATTTAAGGAGAGAATGGCTAACTATTGGTGGCGAAGATGCCTTGCAATTTTTAGATAATTTACAACACAGTGTTTAAGAATTGTTCCATAGTAGATTTAGTTGGCTTTGCATCATATTCAATTATTTGATTATCTTTCAACAATTTAATAGTTGGATATCCTTCAATGCTGTACTTATCCAATAATCCATTTACTTCAGCACTTTCATTGGTACAATTATATTCTACAAATGTAACTGTATATCCATTAATCGCTTTTCCATCATATTCTGCTTTTAAATCATTCCATTCGGGTTTTGCTGTCTTACAATGTGGGCACCAATCTACATAAAACAACATCATTGTGGCCGTCTTATTTGAATTAGAATCTTTTGGAATATTTTCCCTGTTGCCATGAAATGTTGTCTTTTCACTCACGTATTGGGTATATACATAATAAGCTATCAAACATAACAATAATGTAATTGCAATAATAGCAAATACATTTAAATTGAGTAAACCTGAAACTCTTTGAGTAAGCGAAGGAGTTCCTCCAGTGGTACTTAATAATCCGCTGTTATAATTTTCCATTAATACTAAATAAGAATAATTTTTATAATATTCTTAAACGAATATTATAAAAAATAAAAATTTATAAAAAATTGAAAATAATTTTATTATTATGTATCATGTTATTGCATTAAGTTATTGAATTTAAGTTATTATTAAGTTATTATTAAGTTATTATGAGCTCGTTTTCGAATCAAATGAATGTTGTTAGGGAAAGACAACAATCTAAATACGAAACTAAGTTAATGATGGAAGAAGATTCTAAATCATTTAATTTACGTGTTTGGTTTAATGAACAGAAATTAAAAGAAGAACAACAAAAAGAATATGAAAAAATGCAACAAATACAGTTAAAAATAGAAAAAAGACAAATGGAAAAATTCATAGATGATTATGTCATAAAAGAATTTAACAGACATAAAGGAAAAATGTTAGATTTAAGTACATTGAGAGAAATAGCGCTTAATGAGTATTACAATAGAAAACTCATTGAACAACAAGATGAAGAATATAATTTATGTGTTCAAATGGATTTGCAAAAATTGTTAGTATAAATGGGTGGATGGTATGGGTGGAACGTAATGGGATGTATCATGTATTTGGGTGTGCGGTATGGGTGGGTAGTCACTATAATTCTTTAGTTTTGATACATTTTTTATCCATTTGGAACGTCGCTTTTTTATCTTCTTGCGGCACAATATTTATCACACATTTTGATTTGGTTCCATAGAGTGGCTCAGTGCACCCTTTTTCTTTCTTTTTCTTTGTTTTATTAATTACTTTTTTAAAATTGAATATTTTAGGTTTTTCCTCGGTACATCTTGACCTAAAATGCTCATATCTTTCTCTAACATCACAATAAGTTAATCCGGATTTTTTACCAAGCATTTTATTCACTAATTCATGCAATTCGTATATGTATTTTGAAAACGTTGCTCGACTCTCCATGTGACACATTTGTAACGGTTTTTCTTTCAAGTTTTTCGTCAAATTGATTCTGCAATATTTACAAGGCAATACATATCTTAAACTGTATATGAATTCTTTATAATGGACTTTATCTTCTTCTGTCGGATTTACAGGATAATTAAAACTTATTGTGTGTAGTGCAGTCCATATAATTGGACCCCATATTTTTGTTACCATTCCGTCTCCCGATGAAAAATCCTTAGTACCAAAGGTTCTTTTTTTGGTACGCCCTTTTTTGCGCGTTTGACCCATATATACTAACAAAATAAAATATTGTTTACAACATTTTTATTACAATATTTTATTTATATTTATATTTATATTTATATTTACATACCAAATGTAGAAAAATCGCTCAAAACTGGCATCGGAAATGTACCGCTATTCACTGAATTTGCACTAAATACCTTTTCACATGTAAAACTTGGTTCAGGACATCTTGCACATGGAGGACATGGAGGACATTTATTTGGATCATTGCCACTATAGATTATTGGATCCGGACATTTTGGACACACTGGCGGAACTACTTGGGACTTTAATATGTATAAATCTTCTTCTCCTGGAGGAATTTGGGAACGAGGGATTCCAGTAGGCAATGAATTATAATAAGCCGACGAATCATATGATGCATATGTATTTCCAGCTGGACCGGTTACTGTATTTACTTGGCCGCCATTGGGTCCATAATAAGTATTTGTGTAAGCCGTATTATAATCTGAACCAGTGGAATTATTATCTGCGTCATATTGATTTATTGTTCCATCTTGACTATTATAAGTATAAGCATTGTCTCCATTATATACGACTTTGGAACCATTAGGAGTAGTTATCTCTACTGCTTGTTTTCCATCAACAGTAATTAATTTTGCTGAACCTCCATTAGGACCATAGTACACAGATACTTCTGGATCTACAGTATTACCGTTATTTTCTACATAATATATTTCGGTTGCTCCATTTTTATATGTTATTACAATTGAATTGTTTTCAGGCGTTGTTATAACTTTTGCAGTACCTCCATCTGGTCCATAATAAATGGTCGGGGATGATGTTCCACTGTAATGATTATAATTATCGTAATCAGTTGACACCGTAGTTCCCGAACTTGTTGTTGCCGTGCTGACTCCTGTATTTGGGTTGTTAGTTAGTGTCAATACAACATTTCCGTTGGCATCTTTCACTTGAACACTGTTCATACCATTGGAACCGTTAGTTATAGTTGCTGATGCACCATTAGCTGCATAATATGTATTTGAACTGGAAGTGCTTACTGTATATGTAGTGACAGTTCCGTCACTTGCAGTTACTACTAAGTTCCCTGTTTCAGTTTCGATAAATGCAATTGCACCATTAGGTCCGTAATATACTGTTCCACTTTCCATGCCTTCTACACATTTACTTCCGCCTAAAAATGAGCATAAAATAAGTCCCAACAGTAATATTACAAAAAGTATTAATAATTCGCCTTGCATTATATATTTTATATTGTGAAAAAAATTGATTCAATTAAATTATAATTTAATAAAGACACACAATAGAAACATGAATAAAGACGATTACGTTAGCGCTATAATTGTTGATGATGATATAAATGACAATAATAATGATATAAATGACAATAATACAGAATATGAAAAACAGGTAACCCCTTTAGAACCTTTAAAAAAGAAGCGAGTAAAAAGAAAACAAGAACCTCTCAAAATAGCATTCAATTTAAATAATTCAACCATTGAAATCGGTATTGATGAAGCAGGTCGAGGCCCTATGTTTGGAAGAGTATATGCTGGTGTCGCCGTTTTACCTAAAGATGATACATTTAATCACTCATGGATGAAAGACAGTAAAAAATTTCATTCTCAAAAGAAAATTGAAGAAGTAGCCGAATATATTAAAGAAAATGCCGTCGCATGGGCAGTCGAATATGAAGATGAATCTGTCATTGATAATATCAATATTTTACAAGCGACTCAGAGCGCAATGCATAAAGGTATCAAAAAAGTATTACAACAATTAGAAACTAAGGATAATGAAACTAATTATGATAATATATTATTGTTAGTTGATGGCAATTATTTCAAACCATTTTCGATATTAAATAAAAGTAAAACTAAATTAGTAAATATACAACATTATACAGTGGAGGGCGGAGACAATAAATATACCTCCATTGCGGCTGCATCTATCTTAGCAAAGGTAGAGCGAGACAAATATATTGAACAACTGTGTAATGAGAACCCGGAATTGATAGATAAATATGGTATCGATAGCAATAAAGGGTATGGTTCTAAAAAGCATATGGACGGTATAAAGCAACATGGAATCACGAAATGGCATCGCAAAACATTCGGTATTTGCCGTGATTATTGTTAAAATCAGATATTTGTTAGTATAGATTAAAATATTGCAGTATTTTATAATATGGGTTTAGGATTATTCAATACACCATTATATGTAAATTATAAATGTCTTCTTTTTTCTGCCTTTATAATATCCGTTTACTATTTACCTAAACCTAAAACAATGGCTCACAATATTGTCATGGTATTTTTATTGGCAACCAGTGCCTACATTATGATGGCTTGGTATGACGTCATCTATGATTGCAATGATAGATTAAAACCGACATTGCTGGGCTGGCTTTCGAAACCGTTTAAACCCAAAGAATATAGCCAACAATATGAACAATTGCCTCTCAAATATAAAAAAATTATAAGAAATGTTGATATATTTGTACTAATAATAATATTCATAACTTTTTTGTATCCGTTTTATTCGAAATAAGAACCATCTTTTTTTTATTTTTATTTTTAATATAAATATAATTATATAACGGAACACTGTAAAAAATTGTTGCCCCAATAATGGTAATAATAGTTTGTTCTCTCATTTAATTCTTTATACATTTAATTCTTTATATAAGTTATTTATTATATAAATTATTTTTTATAAACATAATAAGGTATTAAATACAATGTAACAATTAATAAAGCAATATTATTGTATGTCGGAACCCCTTTGAAATACATCGCCAACAAACAGGAGCCAATTATCATTGAAGAATCCGCTAAAATAATTTTTGCTCCATTTTCTTTGGCATAATCTTTGTATATATCTAAAACCAGATTGCCACCTTTATGGGGTTCAATAAACAACTTGTATAATCCAATATCATGAAGAATTTGGACCGCCAATGCTACTAATATGAATTTAATGGGCGAAAAAGTGATGCCAAAATAGGTAAAAATGAAACGCGTTATAATCAATCCAATGACAATAATAAAAATGTCTAATAATACCGCAGTCATACCTAATTTGTCATACCAGACATTGATTTGCCTTCCAAAAAAAGAACTATGTTTGGCTATAAGAATCACTATAAAATCTACTATTGCTACGGCTAAAAATATAGGCAATAAATCGTCGTTATTTTTGAAATTCGAAATGTTTTGAAACATTTATATATATTATTTGATATATTAATTTAATTTACTTATATTTAATAATAACCATCATTCATCATTTAGATAAGTAATTTTGTATGTTAAATCTGAATAATCTTTAGGTTGAATATAACATTCGTTTGTTTTTATATTTAATAAAAATAATAAATAATATAATGGATAATCTTGACGTCATTTTTAATAAATATAATACTGATAAAAATACATATTTTCACAATTATACGAGACAATATAATTCATTATTAGAAAAATTTAGAAATGAACCAATAAAATATTTAGAAATTGGGGTCTTTAATGGTGGTAGTATAAAAGCAATTAAGGAAGCATTTCCAAAATCAACTTGTATTTTAGGTTTAGATATTAATTATGATTGTAAATCACATGAAGACGTTAATAATAATATATTTGTAGAGATAGGCGACGCAACAGATTGTAATTTTATAAATCAAATTACAGAAAAATATGGTACATTTGATATTATTTTAGATGATGGCTCTCATAAAAATAAAGATGTAATAAAATCATTTGAATTATTATTTCCGTTGTTAAATGATAATGGGTTATATATTGTTGAAGACACAATATGTTATAAACATCCATCTTGCATTATTGAGAATTATAAAGACCATTTACAATATTTCTTTAGTTATACACAATATTTAAACCAATGGAGATTTGATTCAACAGAAGGAATACAAGATAATTGTGTAGATCCTTTTAAAATTCAAAAAAAAACTAAAAATGTATTTGAATATTCTATAGATAAAATAGAATATGGATGTTCATTTATTGCAATTCATAAAAAAATTAGAACACATTGGATTTAGATAAAATATATTTTTAACTTTTATAATAATATATATGGCAAGCGTTATTATTGCTTCTATTTTAATACTTGTAGTCTTATTTATTTTTGGGGTGACTTATTTTATCGTGACAAGAATTTAAATCTATATAAATTTTAAGCCGAACACATTTCACAAATTTCATCTTGTTCTTCCTCTACTGCTTTTTTATCCGGTTCAATAGTGAATTGCTGAGCTTGATGTTTCGCTTTGCGTCTTAAATAATATATTCCTGTTTTCAGCCCTTTTTCCCATGCATAAAAATGCATAGATGTTAGTTTATTGTATACTGGGTCTTCCATCCACAAATTCAAACTCTGACTCTGACAAATAAACGGTCCTCTATCGGCCGCCATATCAATCAAATGTTTCATTGGAATTTCCCAAACTATCTTATATTTATTGCGAACATGTTCCGGTAATGTTGTTAGTTGTTGTATCGACCCTTTGTTTGCAATGATATTGTTTTTTATCTGTTCATTCCAAACACCTAATTGAATCAATTCTCTCACAAGATATTTATTTATAACTATAAATTCACCAGCAATTGTTCTTCTTGTATAGATATTACTTGTAAACGGTTCAAAACATTCATTATATCCCAATATTTGCGATGTAGAGGCGGTTGGCATTGGAGCAACTAACAAGGAATTTCTTAGACCAAACTCCTTTATTTTTTGCTTTAATTCCAACCAATTATATCTATCACTTGGTACTACATTCCACATATCAAACTGCAAAATGCCTTTAGATGCTGGAGACCCTTCAAATGTACTATATGCACCAATGTAATCTTTGTTCATAATACTCGTTTCATAGTCATTTATTAGATACTCAGTTTCCTCTAATAACCCATATCGAACAAGTTGTTCTATTTTTTGTCGCCTTTCCATAGATATTTGGCAACTTTGTTCTAACGAAGCATGATATATTGTCTCAAAGATTAATTTATTAATCACCTTTGCTTCCTCAGAATGATACGGAATATCCATTAAGACATATGTATCTGCCAGTCCTTGGACACCAATACCAATAGGTCTGTGTCTAAAATTGCTTCGTTGAGTTTTTTCAGTTGGATAAAAATTGACGTCGATTATTTTATTTAAGTTGTTAGTTATAACCTTAGTAACATCATGCAATTTTTCGTAATTGAATGTTTTGGTCTCTTTATCAACAAATGCAGGGAGCGCAATAGAAGCCAAATTACATACCGCGGTCTCCTCTTTATCAGAATATTCGGTGATTTCAGTACATAAATTGGACGATTTAATGATACCAATATTTTTTTGATTAGATTTTTTATTGACAGCATCTTTATACAGCAAATAGGGTGTACCTGTTTCCATTTGTGCGTCTAAAATAGCAAACCATAAATCCCGAGCGTTCACTGTTTTCCGGGCTTTCCCAACTTGTTCATAATGTTCATACAACAATTTAAATTGGTCTCCGTAAACATCTGATAAACCAGGACATTCATGAGGACAAAATAAGGACCATTTACCGTTTTTCTCTTTCACTCGTTCCATAAATAGGTCAGATACCCATAATGCATAGAATAGATCTCGTGCTTTGGTTTCTTCGTCTCCGTGATTTTTCTTCATTTCCAAAAAATCAAATATGTCGGCATGCCATGTTTCCAAATATACAGCAATCGAACCATTTCGGCGTCCAGATTGATTCACATATCTGGCTGTATTATTGAATACTCTCAGCATTGGAACTATTCCATCGGTTTCTCCATTGGTTCCATTAATACGGCTACCTTTAGATCTTATATTATGAATATGTAATCCAATACCTCCCGAATATTTAGATATTAAAGCACAATCCTTAATAGTATTAAAAATACCTTCAATGCTGTCATCTTCCATTGCAATTAAATAACAGGAACTCATTTGTTGTCGTGGAGTTCCTGAATTAAACAGGGTTGGTGTCGCATGTGTAAAATATTTTTGAGACATTAAATGATATGTTTCTTTCACGCGTTCCAATGATTTTTCATCATTTGCATCTCCGTGTATTCCAATAGCGACACGTAACCACATATGTTGCGGGCGTTCTACTACAACCCCATTTTTCTTTAGTAAATACGCACGTTCTAAGGTTTTGAATCCAAAATAATCAATTAGGTAGTCTCTATTGTGGTCAATTAACGCATCTAATTCTACCCGATATTTATTAATAAAATTCCATAATTGGTCAGAGACGAGAGGCCGATGTTGTCCATGAATATCGCAACATACATAAAGTTCTTCCATGACTTCAGAAAAAAGGGGTTTAGTGTTTTTTTGGTGATTGGATACAATAATGCGTCCAGCTAAAATTCCATAATCAGGGTTCAATGTTGAAAGAGATTCGCATTGTTCTGCTGCCAATTCATCAATCTCGGTTGTCGAAATTTTATCGTATAATTGGTCAATGACTTTGATTGTTAGTTGTTGATAATTAATATGAAGAGACACTTCTTGACCTAAATTTTTCAACCGTGATTGAATTTTATCAAATGCAATTTCCTCTAATTCTCCATTTCGTTTTGTCACACGCATATCATTTGTATCCATTTATATATATTTGTTAGTTATCTTTATATACTTTTAAGAAAAGTATAGCAAAAATGTAAAATATAAAATGTAAAGTATATATTATATTTTATTATTGTATATATGAAAGATAAAATGTGTGGATTTATTTTTTTGATGGTGATATTATCCTTGGGTTTATTTTTGGCTCCGTTTGTAAAAAATTTAGAAGGCTTCACTTTAAATAATCCGGGTGAATTTCCAGTATCCGTAACTAAAGCAATATTAAATGATTATCCTCAAATAGGACAAAATGAAGTCTCGACATATAATTATGGCGATATATGGAAAGATTATCCAGTGTTTTCTGTTGGCTCTTATGAACAAATAACTAACAACTTAAGATATTACAAGAATCCCGATAACGGCACATGTCGAAATGCGGATTTTTGCGGTGCATTTTATCATGACAAAAAAAATGCATCTAATATAATTAAACCCTTAAAAGAGGCTGAAGAAGGTCCAGGCGCAAGAGTGAATTATTACAGAACAGAGTCTAATAAATTATATTATTCAATCCCGACTAATGAAAATATATTATATTAATTATCTTCGTCTCCCATTTTTATAACATTTATTTTCTTACACTGCAGTAAACAACCAGAACTGGTTATAGATGCGTCAATACTATTTTCTTTTTTCACTCTACGGTTTGGCGCTCGATGTTCATAACCGCTAACTCTTTCCTCCTCAATAGTCTTCCATATGTCTTCCAATGCATCAATACTTGCTTTAAACCATTCTCTATTTCTACAAACTAACACGCAACTAAATATATCTAATTTCCAATATATTATTTTAATGTATATGTGACCCATAGTTTCATGTTTTTCAATTGTTTTTTCTTGCCATTCAGTTATATCTAATGGATGTATTATATCTAACGGTTTATATACATAAAATGGACGCCCTTCTTTTGTATGAAAATAGATAATTTCGCCTTTTATTTGTCCATCTTTTGAGACGCAAACATTCTTGAACTCTTCTTCATTGTCGTCTTCATATATCTCATCCCCTGTGTCTAATTCATATTCTTCGTAATTAGGATATTCTATAAATTTGGTTTCCAAAAAATCGCACTCATCTAAATCACAAACTTCCATTTGAAGTTGCATTTGTATCCAGTATTCTTTTTTTGGAATGCCGTCAATTTCCCGATTGACGATATTTTTGATTTCCAACATTCGACCATATCGTTTGGATTCTCGGTCTACATTGATTCCATCAGGAGATGCACCTAAGAACGAATATTTTTCGTGACGGATGCAACCAAAATCCTCAATTTTAGTTTTATACAAATATTCGTATATTTGAACCGATAATGGTTCGTATTTTTGTCCCCAATGCAATGTCGTATTGACGTTTACCATGATAATTTCTTTTTCTCCTTCTTCATTATCGTCATCATCCAGTTCTCCTTGTTTCTTACATTTTTCATAAATCAATTGGTTTTGTACACTTTGACTTTCAAATGCCTTATAAGCATTCGAAGCAGTAATCAAGTTGTAACGAAACTCGTACCATTCTTTTGTGCGTTGAACCGGCTGCGGTTTGTTTCTTAATACAGTAAGTTGGTCGTCAATGTAGTCATAGTCGGGTTCTTCCAATATGAACGTTTTTGAATATGAACGCGGGGGAATAATATCTCGAAAGAAATCTTGTTTTGCGTGTTCAATGATTTCTTCTATTTCCTCCATCGCGCCTTGGGTATAACATGGGTCTGTGTCAAAATGGGAATGCATTAATTCGTGTATATTTTCGTCAAACAATTCTTCAAAATCAGGTTCCGAAATATACCTAATATGGTCGTTTAAAAATTCTTCCATCAAGTAGAAACATGTGTTATATAGTTCAAGTGATTCGTGATCATTCAGATAATTGTGTATTTCTTCGGGTACAATAAGGTCAGTCACATCAATTAAACCTTCGTAATTTGCATCCATCAATTAATTATATATTGTATATTGTTTTTATATTATAAGATTAAATTATTATCAAAAATTCAATTTTATAAATTAATTTTCTTTGTTATAACATTCTCTACATACTGGAATATAATTTTCAGAACCAACGATGGTTTGTTCTTTTTCTTTAGTTAATCTCATAGTAAATATTCCTTTAGTTCCATTTTTACATAACGAACACAAAGAAGTCAATTTCTCTACTTTATCGCATAATGGTATTAAATCAATAATTTGACCAAATTTTTTTCTCTCAAAATCACCATCTAACCCACAAATATATATTTGTTTATCTTTTTTTAGAAGTTTATTAACAAACTCCAATAAATCAGGGAAAAACTGTCCTTCATTAATAAGAATCACATCACTGGACCCCACTTTAGATTTATCTTTTAATCTTGAAATAGTTGTGATTTCTTCTAAGTCTATAAATTCTGCATATATATCCATTAATTTGTCTGTTTTAATACATGGAATTTTAATTTTATCGTGTGTTGATAATAGGTCATCATCATAACGATTATCAATAGTGTGATTAATTACAGCAACGGATATATTGCAAAATTTACATTGGTTATATATTTCGACTAAACGCGATGTCTTACCTGAGAACATAGGTCCAAGGATAATCTCAAGATAACTATGTGAATTATTAGTTGGATTAGACATTATATTATTGTTTATTTAATTATCTTTAATATTTTATAATTTCATTTTTATTATATTAATTTTTTTCTTCTCCATCCTCTGATTCCACGTCGCTATCATCCTTTAATCTAATGTTTTTGATAGTTCCTTGTTTTTTCTTGGGAGCTAATCCTTTTAAAGTAGAAACGCGTTTATCTATATTTTTCAAAGTAAAATGGTTGTTAGTTTTATTGAAGAATAGTGCAGGAATATCTTTGATTTCTCCAGTTTCTTTGCTGTAATTTACATCTTTCACGCGCTGCAACTTTTTCTTATCAAGACAATCTCTAAAAAAATTAATCAAAAACACATGTTCTTCATCAGACAATTCATGTTCTATTTTATATTTATTAGCAAATATTATTAATTTTTTCATTTTAGCAGTTTTATCTAATTTGCTCCAAGGTTCATTCGAATTAAAAGTCTTTTCATTTTCTAAAAATTTATCAAGGTTTGCAAGATCCGCTGCTGAGTTTTTTTCAGTGGACGGAATAAACATAGTTTTATATTTTATAGTTTCTCTATTCATTTATAATATATGTAAAATTAGGTTTAACTTAGTTTCATATAAATATAAATAAAGAAAATACATAATACTAATTCGTTATACTTAAATACAAATTGAACAATAATATATTATAAATATAATGGACATAATTGTAAATGTAGAAGAAACCGTTAAAAAAATAACTATTATTGAACCCGAGCCAAAACCAAATAAAAAGATAAACTGCCAAAAAGAGAAGAAGAATCGAGTCGAAACAAAAACATGGGGTCTAAATGAATCTGAATTGACTCACAAATTTCAATTTGATTTTATCAATGATCCCAACATTTTTAATAACCCTTTCAAGGACAAATATATTACCAAACTAACAACTCATATTAAAAGTAAATTGTTAAGCTATAAGCAACAAGATATTATGAAAAAACGATTTAATGAACATGAATTTGTTAGTTTAAAAGATACCATCCAACTATTACAAGAAAGCAAACTGTGTTGTTGTTATTGTTCTGAAGATGTGTACGTATTGTATGAAAAAGTGAGAGAAAACAAACAATGGTCTTTAGATAGAATAAATAATAATATTGGTCATAATACCGGAAACCTTGTCATTGCTTGTTTGGAATGCAACCTGAAACGCCGTCGAACTAACAAAGATGCCTTTATGTTTACTAAAAATATGGTAATTATAAAAGAATCTTAAATAAGTTCAAATAAATATATAAACCTCTTCTCAATTATAATATGATTAATGTATGGAAATGGAGTACAGGGGAGACATATTATAGAAGCGCAAGAGCAAAAATAGAAAACCATCAGAATCAAACGCAGAATCAAAAACAAAATCAAGCTATTCAACAGTCTTTAGCTGAAGAATCATTTTTCAATCAAGATGCTGATTTAATAAATATAACTAACACCGTGTTTTCTCGAAATCAGAATGCAAGTGGCACACGTCGTGAAGATTTGGATTTGAAAATCGCCGACCGGGAGATGATTGCCCAAAGAGGAGTGAATCCGTTTTTGCAAACCAGTTATGTCAATGATGTTGCCGCCCAAGATATGTTTATGAAGCCTAAAAATACTACTTTTGGACGCACTGATGAAGAATTAAATGACAAAATATAATTTAATAATATAATATAATTTAATTTAAATCAACTTAAAGAGATTTTACCGTATTTATATGAGCTCGTAGAGTGTGTCGGTTCGCACAACTGTCTTATAAGCAGTTAGGCTGGGTTCAACTCCCAGTATGAGCATTTATAATTAATTAATTAATTAATATTCTAATTAATTAACTAACAATTTTATTAAATACTTCTAATGCACATTGTGTACAACAAACGGTTCACTAAATAAGCCAAGAACATATTAATTAATCCTACAATAGGTATAATTATTTCAATATCTATTTTCTTAAAATTTGTAACAATTTTATATAAAATAGAGATTGCGGTAAACACAAAAAAAACTCCAAATATGACCGATAGAGCGTAGAAATAAAAGCAATATTCTTTTGACAGAGGGCCAAAAAATTTATCCATAAATGAATTTGACATTTTATATTATTTATTTAGATTATTTTTTTATTTTATTTTATAAACAAATTATCAATAAAACTACTTAAATAAAACATTTTAAAACTTATTAATGAACGCTAATTATTCCAGTTACTCAACTCAAAATGATTTATTGCTTAAGAATTTAATGACCTTTTATGACACTTATAACCATGATGGAACGTATAATCCAAATAATAATTTAGATAGTATGCTAAAGATTATTACCGGAGATTCAAAGATTTCATTAAGGATTGTCGATTGGTTTTCGACTAATTATGCAAAAAAGTATTACACAATTTATGTGATTCCTGGAACCAACGATAATGTCACTCGACGTTTCAAAGTATATGATGATTACAAATTGAAATTAAAGGCTTACTCTAAGAAACGTTTTGATCCTTTTTGCCGTTGGGATCGTATCAGCATTCCTTATACAAATGGGAAATTCATTGAAACCACTATTGGACAGCTAAATTTCTTTAAATGGGCGCTTGAAAATAAAGTTATTGATTATATTGAAGAACATTACAGCGAAATTGAGAAGGATATGAATAATCGCAACAGTACTTCAAAGCGTAAGGAAACAATTGTCGATAATTCGAAGACCAGAAAAAAGAGAGAGGAGTTGTCAGTGTCGGCAATTAAAAGCATTAAAAAAGAAAAGGTGGAAATTGTTGTTCAGTTTCATTAATATACTTTTTACAAAAATCACTTAAATAAATCAACCTACATAATTATAATTAATGATTGTAATTTTTTTGCCTATGCATTCACGCAATCGTGTTGTACCAGACATATTTACGTCATGCAGTACAAATTATTCTAATTGTTTAAAATGCAAGGATGACATTACAAAAATAAGCATACAAAATCCTGGTTATGGTAACAAAAATATAAAACAAATTGACAGTGCAAATAAAACAAAAGAACAAATAATAGAAGAATTGTGTGCTTTACAATTACCGGAATTGGTCGGAATTCGACCCGCAGAACATACAGAGTTGATGAATTATATATATTATAAAATTACTGAATCTGCAAATGAATGTAGCTTATTTTGTCAATATTGCAAGCGTTGTAACAAGATATTGAGTAATTTTAAAGTTCAACATAAAATATTTGGACTATGTTATTGGACGTCATACGTTAGGCATGAAATAAGTTATGACAAAAACGAAAACTTATAAAAAACAAGGAATTTTTACCAATCAATTTGTCTACTATAAAAATAATAGTTTTATATCAATATAAAAATTATTGATATAAATAATATAAACAAAATGGGAAATAACCAACCATCTAAAATCAATTATGAAGATATGCAAACTGCTATTAAAAACCCTGAAGTTTATTTAATCATTAACACTTTATTAAAAACTGAACAACAGTGTCTTATTATTAATACTGTACCTGACACAAATGAAGAAGAAATTATTAATCGATATCTTAAAGAAAATAAAAATATTCGAATTATTATTTACGGTAAAAACTGTAATGATGAAAATGTAAATAAAAAATATCAGCAACTTTATTCGCTGGGGTTTTATAACATTTATCTTTATTTGGGAGGCATGTTTGAGTGGCTAATGTTGCAAGACATTTATGGTAAGGATTTGTTTCCGACTACAAGAAAAGAATTAGATTTATTAAAATATAAACCAAATCAAATTCTAAATATACGGCTGTTAGAATATTAAATTTATATGTTATATGTTAGTTATACCCATATTAGACAACTCATCTGCGCGTTTATTATCCTTTCTATACACATGGGTAAATACAATAAAATCAAATTGGGCTATCAGTGTTTTTGCTTGTTCAAACAAGGGAATTAATTTAGGTTCATTTACTCTATACTGTTTGTTTATTTGTTTTATTACAAGCAAACTATCTCCATAAACACATATTTTTTTAATGTCAAATTCTAATGCTTTTTCTAATCCAAATAGTAATGCAGAATATTCTGCTTCATTATTTGTCTTATTGTCTCCAATGTATTTATGTGAAGCCCATATTTCTTCATCATTATTATAAATAACTGCGCCTATACCTGACCTCCCTGGGTTGCCTTTACTGCATCCATCAAAAAAAAGAGAATGCGTTACATTTGAAAACAATGGACTGTCCATTTGTATAATATAATATATTATCTTTATTATATTATATTATAGGTTATTAAACTTCAATTAAATTTTTATTAATAAAACAATCAATTTGCCCTAACCATTGCTCCACTATCTTTTTGTTTTCATAAATATCTACATTCCCATCTAATTCTAATTTGTTAGTTTGTTTCTCTAAAAATCGATTATGATACTGATGACAATCTTCTAAATAAGATAATGGTATAAATTCTTCGCCAACTCTTGCGCGCTTGTGTATCCTTTCGTAGCATTTTTGGGGTTCCGTTATTACGTACACTGAATTCACATTTGCAAAATCTTTGATGAACTCGTCAAACCAATGCAAATAAATTTGGTAACACACGTCTTCTATTTTACCTTGATCAAATAACATTTTGGCAAACACTTCTCTGTCTGTATATAGACTACGCTCGGTAATTATTACGTATGATTTATCATTATTATCATTATTATTATTATTATAAGCATGTTTGTATATGTTTTCAACTTCATTTCTTAAAATAGCTAATCGGGAAATATACGCCATCATCTGAAATGGAAATGAATATTTTTCCTGGTCTCCGTAAAATTTCTGTAACATTGTATTTCCTTGTTTGTCTTTGATTTTTTCCCAATCGTCGACTGGTTCTTTCAAAAATCTCACATATGGATTATTTTCGTAATATTTTTTTAAATTTTCCAATAATGTCGATTTTCCGGAACCAATATTTCCTTCAATTGAAATGATTTTTAAATTAAATGTGGATGACATTTTATTAATTATTGTATTGTATATTAGTTTTATATTCTTTACTTTAAAAATCAATTTTATTTATAATATGTTTATACTATGTAATTTATGAAAGTATGGGTTTTATATTTAAAAAAATTGATTCTATTTTTATTAATATTGTTTGTTATTAATATTAATATTTATTACTACAATGTACACTGATTTTATTATTTCATCAAGACAATGTGCCAGACCAGTTCCGATTATATTATTACAAGATAAATGGGGTAATTTTGATTGGTACTCTTTATCTAAATGTCCAAATGCTATTCATATATTAGAACAAAATTTATTCATATATTAGAACAACATTTGGATAAAGTAGATTGGCATGGTTTATCCATAAATCCAAATACTATTCATATATTAGAGAAAAATTTAGATAAGGTTAATTGGCGTTGTTTATCTAACAATCCAAATGCTATTCATATATTAGAGAAAAATTTAGATAAAATAGATTGGTTTGGTTATGAAGACAATTATGATATGTTATTAGGTATGTTAGTTGATAAATTACATAATATTACAGACGATATAAACATTATTTATAAAATTAATTATATTCATGAAAAAAAAATAGATGTTCATATTCGAGTAAGTTTGATCCTCTTGAAGAAATAAATAAAGAAATTGTATGTAATTATTTAATGTTTAAAAATCTTTATTTTTTTCATTTTTCTGAGAACATTTATACATTTATGAAAAAATTGATTTATGAAAACAACTTAAAGAAACATCAACAAATAGTTATAACCGTATAATATATAATATGGATCTTAAACAACGCAAATTATCTAAATCTGAATGGGATAGCATTGAAATCTCTGTTCCAAAGGATGAATTGGAAATTCTAAACTTAATTAAAAATGGATTTTCCAATGTGAATCTAAAAATTAATAAAACAAATTCTATCTTTACCCATTTAAAGATAGAATATGACGAACAGATTGAAAAATTTCTTTACAATAAATTCTTCGCTGACAACGTTAAATCTATTGTAGACAAATTCAACATTCATTTTATCCAGTTTGGAAATGGAAATGAACAAAATAAAAAAAAGAAAGCACCCGATACTATAAAAGAAGACGATATTTATTACATCAACACTAATGCAATTGTGAAATTAAAAAGTTGTGACAATATTCGCTTATCACGATTAAATATTGATGTCATTAAAGATGTAGACATATATGAGTTTGTGTTATATAATAATTTGGAACAAATGATTCACTATAAGTATTCTAATAATAAAAAATGGTTGTATCATTATTATACTTTATTCAAATTATTAAATAATGATATTGATAAAGTCAATAAATATGTCAAAGAAATATGCCAACACTTTATAAAACAATATGAAACCGACGTGGATTTATTATATATTGTCCAACATTCAACAGAAATAATCGAACGAAATCCTAATATTTTGAAATACAGCGATTTAGCACTTTATGAGCATCAAAAAGAAATTTACATTGCGGTTCGTTCACCAACACCTAAATTGATATTGAATATTGCTCCTACCGGAACTGGAAAAACACTCACACCTATTGGATTATCCGAAAAATTCAAAATTATCTTTGTATGTGCTGCAAGACACGTTGGTTTAGCATTAGCACGTTCAGCGATTTCTATCGGCAAGCGCGTCGCTTTTGCGTTCGGATGTTCTGCCGCGGAAGATGTAAGATTGCATTACTTTGCTGCAAAAGAGTATACCAAGGATAAACGCAGTGGACAAATTCGAAAAGTAGATAATACTGTTGGTGATAAAGTTGAGATTATTATTTGCGATATACGTTCTTATCTACCGGCTATGTT